GGACAAACTATCTCCTGCTCTCAAACAACTTTTAGAGAAAAACGTTCTTACCGTATTGAGTATGAACGAAGTAGTTTACTCAGAACCGAATAATTAAAACTAATCATTATGATAAAAGACAAGAAGAAAAAGAAAGTTTCATCAGAGGGACTTTCTACAAAAGAAAAGATGCTAGCTAGAAAGAAACAGCTAGAATCTAAGGGAAACGGAAGTGGATTGGTATATCCAAAAGAAGGAACCCTGAGAATGAGAATTAAATCTCCAGGTGATGACCAAGAATTGGGTATTGAAATTATTCAATTCTACCTGGGTGGCAATTTGGGGGGAGTTATATCTCCGGCTACTTTTGATGAACCTTGCCCATTCATGGAGAAATATCAAGAATTGAAAAACTCTAAGGATGAAGATGACAAGGAACTTGCCAAGAACCTGGTACCAAGAAGAAGATATGTCATCGGTGGTATCATTTACTCAGATGAAAAGGGTAGTAAGGTAGATTACGAAGGCAAAGATAAGGGAGTTTTAGTTCCTCGCTCAGTATACCAGGATATCATTGACCTTTACCTTGATGAAGATGAGGCAGGTGATATGACAGATCCAAAAACTGGATATGATATCAAGGTAATTCGTTCAGGGTCTGGTAAACTAGACACCACTTATTCTGCTCGTGCTTGCAAACCAACCAAGTTGGATAAGAAATACCAAGGTACAATTGACCTTGAGGGAATAGTTCGTTCTCAAATCAAATCCTATGATGAGTTGGAAGATTTACTTTCACAGTATCTAAATGAAGACCATGGGGATGATGATGATGACGATAAACCAAAGAAGAAAAAGAAAAAGGGAGTTCACAAAGACCATTACATGGAAGATGATGAACCTAAGAAAAAGAAAAGAAAATACAAATCGGATATTTTTTAAGGGTTAGTAATATGGTTTCATTCGAAGGTGGTAATTGGATTCGTTCTGTTATCACCTTCTTTAGTTTAAAGACATTACATTATGGCAAAGAAATCTAAGGTTGGTTTAAAAGTACCAACAGCAAATGAGATGGCAAAGAAATATGGAAGTATGATTAAATTAGCTTCAGAAGTTACTGATACCGATTTATATATACCATCTACTTTCTTTGCTTTGAACTACTTATTCGGTAAGGGTATTCCTTATGGTAAAATCGTTGAGATTGCTGGAGAGGAATCCTCTGGTAAATCTTTAGTGGCTTATAACTTTGCTTATGCTACTCAACAACTTGGAGGTCATGTGATATGGGTAGATGCTGAACAATCCTGGATGAATTCATGGGCTGAAATCAATGGAGTAGACCCTGCAAGAGTAACTATTGTTAATGATACCCGTATTGAATATATTGCAGACGTAGTAGCAGACTTAGCAATTTATTTACGTTCTCAATTAACTCACAATGAACCGATACTCTTAGTAATCGATTCCATTGCAGCTACTGACTGTACTGATAATATAGATGCTAAGATGGTTGATGGTAAGGCAGAGATGGGAGGTAGAGCAAAGGCTCTTTATAAATACTTCCGTATCAGAAGTGAATTATTCTACAAACTGGGAGTATCTCAGATATATATTAACCAATTAAGAACTGCTTTGAATGTCGGATTTGGAAAAGATAATACAACAACTACAGGAGGTGCAGCACTTAAGTTCTACGCTTCAATCAGAGCTGCTTTCTATTCAGGAAGGTCTGTTACCATTAAACAAAATGGGAAAGAAAGGAAAGCTGGGAAACTTGTCACTATCAGACTTATTAAAAATAAAGTTGCGCCTCCTCGACCTACAATCAGCAAATGCCCTGTATATTTCAATCCTAAATTCCACGAAGTCGGGTTTGACAGATGCTATGCTTTAGAAGATGTATTGGTAGATACCGATGTAATCGAAAAAACTACTGGTGGGTATAAATTGAAAGGGAAAACTCTTGCAAGAGGGGAAGAGAAATTCCAAAAGCTTTTGGAAGAAGACGATGAACTTCGTAGAAAACTTTTACGGAAAGCTGGAGTAAATACCATAGGTACTACTAAAAAACAACTGGAGAAAATAGAAACAAATCTATTCCCAGTCGATGGTGTAGAATATGAAAACTATTCAGATTCAGAAGAGGAGGAGGAGGAAGACGATGAGTAAGAAAACAATATTATTGGTTGATGGATGTAATTTACTTCACCAAAGTTTTCATAAGTTCGAAAAACTTAAATCTACCGATGGTAAACCAAGTGGAGCAATATTTGGATTTTTCAAATCCCTACACATGTATCTTACAAGGTTCGAACCGGATGAGGTTTATATTTCATTCGATAATGGTCATTCACCAGTAAGGACGAAGTTATTGCCCAATTATAAGGGACATAGAAAAAATATATCTGTAGATTACGAATCATTGCAAAAGCAAAAGGCAATTATAATGAAAATGCTGGGTATGCTAAGAATTAATTATATCTTCGATAAAAAGAAATCTACAGTATATGAAGGGGATGACTTCTTAGCATACCTTGCAATTAAAAAATTCCAATCCGAGAAAATGATACTTATATCATCGGATAAAGACTTTAACCAGTTGCTATCAAATAACCTGAGGATATATAATCCCAGAAAAGATGAGATGATAAGAATGGATAACTGCAAAGAATTATTCGGTTATCATTCTCATGAAACGGTAGAGTACCTTGCAATGGTTGGAGATACTTCCGATGATATACCAGGGTTCCCGGGTATAGGCCCAGTAAAAGCAAGGAAAATCCTTGATGAGGGTAGAATTGAGAAGTTTATTGCCCAGAGTAAGAACAAAGAATATCTTCAAATATGGAAAAGGAATGAACAGTTAATCGACCTTTTCTGGTTTGTAAGACATAATCCATTGGATAAGTTACCAATTAAGTCAAAGAAGAAGTTTAAGTATGAGAAATTCAAAGAGCTTTGTATCGAATACTCTTTAGCATCATTTTTGACAAATGAATTTATAAAACCATTTAAAGCATTACATCATGAGTAAGAGAATTATGTTTGTGGGTCCCTCTGGTATAGGGAAAACTACTTTAGCTAAGTATGTAGCTAAGAGAGAAGATCTACCTTTTATTTCTGGTAGTATGTCAGATTTATTACCTGCTACTGAAGGGGTATCACATAATGAAATATTATCCCTCGGTTCGGAGGCAATGTATAAAGCAGATTTTCAACTTCTGAACAAAAGGAATAGGTTATTCAAGGATAGAGAATACTTCGTAACTGATAGGAGTTATGCAGATTTGGCTGCTTATTTTTGGTATAAGCAATCAAGAACTTTACCAGAATGTGAAATGGAACATTTTTTCTGTCAATGTAAGACTTTAATGGAAGATCAATGTGATGTAGCAATCTTCTTACCATTAAATCTAGATACTTATAAGCATTGGTCAATGGAAGATAATGGTAAGAGAATACTTAACAGATTCTTCCAAGTTCAGATATCATCTCTTATGGGGGAATTGCTTGCAAATTGGGAAATACCCACTATTTGTATATCTGAGCTCGATTTAGGTATGAGAACGGAACAAATCAATTACCATTTAGATAGGATATGGGGAAAGAAGTAATAGCAATAGCCTTTTCAGATTTACATATAAATCTATGGGCTAAGTTTAATGAGAACAATCACAGGACCCTGAATAGTTTCAGGGTTTTGTCGATTATACGGAAATTATGTAGAAGGTTTAACTGTCCTGCATTATTTTGTGGAGACTTATTTCATAAGGCCGAAACAATGGACCAAGAATTGGCAGAGATATGTTATAACGAACTAATCGAAGGATTTTGGATATATGCCATATCTGGAAATCATGATATTAAGAAAATAAGTAAGGTTGGTACTAAACCCTTTAGCTGGCTTTATCAAGTAGAGAAGTATGGTATCATGATATTAGATTATGAAAAAACCCAACTATCTTCTACACATAAAGATATTATGGTATATGGGGTTCCTTATATTGATAATAACGTGGGTCTAAGTGAATACTTAAAGAAGTTAGAATTAGATAAAAGTAAAAAGAATATTCTTTTACTACACACCGATTATCCTGGTGCAAAAGATACCGATGGTAGGGAAATAGATTCCGTAGAAAACTTAAATGTGAATGTTCTCAATAAGTTCGATTTAGTATTATGTGGGCATATACACAAACCACAAAGACTATCAAAGAAGGTTTATATGATTGGAGCCCCTAACCATCAGAGGAGAACCGATAGGGGATGTGAATTGGGGTATTGGAAAATCTATGAAGATTTGTCTCTGAAGTTTGTACCTTTGAAAAATTTCCCAAAGTTCATCGATGTAGAAAGGGAAGAGGATATTAATGATGATGGCAATTATTATACGGTAATCCCTCAAAAAGCTAGTACTCCAGTTAATAACAAACATAAGATTACTAAGCAACTTTCTAAGAAGTCTCTAGCAAAGAGATACCTAAGAGAGAAAGGTATTAAAGATGAGGTTAAAACTAATCTATTAATTGAAACACTTAAAAAGGCTGAGTCATGTTAACGTTCTTAAACTTAGAGGCAGAAGGATTTTGTTCAATAGAATCCTTACATCTACAATTAAACCCAACTTGTACCATACTTATCAAGGCACCAAATGGGAAAGGGAAATCAACTATTCTCTCTGCCTTGGTATGGGCAATATATGGGAAAAACCTAAAGGGTGTTTCTGAGGTAAATACTTGGAAGCAAGTAAGGCCTAAAGATTACAAGGGTACTAAGGTACAAGTATATTTTCAGAAAGATTCTCATACATATAAGATAGTTAGATGTCAAAAGTATGATGAAGTACTTGAGGATGGTGCTAAAGGTAAAGACAGACTTATCTTCATGAAAGATGGGGATATAGTTGATATCAAAGGGAAGGGGAAGATACAAGATTTTATAAACCGAGAGATAGGTTTATCATATACTCTGTTTATGAACTCAATCATGTTTGGTCAGGGTATAAAAAGACTCATACAAGAATCTAATTCTGATAAGAAAAAGATATTCGAAGAAGTATTTGACTTAGAGTTCTTAAACCTTGCTAAAGGCATTGCATTACAAGATAAAAATAACTTGATATCTCAAATAAATGAGGTAGAGCATGAGTCTCAAATGCTTAAGAAAGAATTAGAGGCTAACAAGGAAGCTTACTTCGATATGAGAGATAGAGAAAAATCCTTCAAGCAAAAAATCAAAGAAGAAAGAAGAGAGTTAAAGCAAGATAGAGAAAAGCTAACTAAGCTACTAATTGAAAAACAAAAACAAATCAAGGATGAAGTAGATGCTTCGCTTCAGATAAAGATTAAAAAACAAAATGAACTAATCCTTGATTTGAGGGGTAAGATAAAAGATGCAAAGAATTTATCGAATGTACCCCTTAAGAAAGTAATCAAAGAATTGGTAATACAGTTAGAAGCCGGTCACTACAAACGTGCGTTACGTGATGCTAAATCAATATATAAAGCGTTTTCTGACCTTGACAAATATGATAAAGAGTATCAAGAGGCTTTAGAGAGGTTGGAAGAACTTAGTAGTGTAAATGATAGGTATAAGAAATTAAAATCAGACTGTGATGATATTGCTTCTGATATTGCTTCTATTGACGAAGACCTGGCTAAGCTCAAGCAAGAAAAGCTTAAGGTCATGTCTCCAAAGTATAAACAAAAACTTAAGGAGATTAGGAAGAATTTACGGAAGGTTGATGAAGACTTTCACAATAAAGAGTTAGAGTTAGAGAATTATAACTGGTTAATTAATGACCCATTGGGTAATAATGGGATTAAGGCTTATCTATTTGATTCATCCCTTGAGTTCTTAAATAAATGCCTCGATAAGTATTCAGAGGTATTGGGATTTAGGATCGAATTTAATATTGATTTGGGCACTGCTAGAAAAGAATTTGTTACTCTTATTGAAAGGGATGGGATGATTATAGATTACGATGAACTATCAGGTGGCGAGAAACAGTTGGTTTGTGTTGCAATGGCATTTGCAATGAATGAAGCTCTTACTGCTTCTAAGGGGATTAACTTAGCATTTCTCGATGAGGTATTTGAATCTTTAAGTTCAGATAATATAGAAGTAGTTACCTCACTAATACGTCACATATTCAAAGAGAAAACTCTATTCTTGATAACCCACTTAGATTCACTTCCTCTTGGTAATACCAAAATTCTGCAAGTGGAAAAGACCCAAGGCCTGAGTAGGTACCAATTACTATAATGGTATATAAAAATACAATACACCATTATATTATGAACTCTAAGAATAAAGGAAATCGATTCGAAAGAAAAATTGCCGGGTTTTTTACGAAATGGACCGGGTACAAATTTGAAAGGAATAGAGCAGGGAGTGGAGCTTGGCATTCAAACAAGGACTCCACTTCCGATTTAACCTGTACTGATGAAAGGCATGCTCATAGATGTAAGATATCTATCGAATGCAAGAATTATAAAGAGATTAAGTTTGAACATCTACTCTTAGGTAATAAGGGATGCGATATATTGAAATTCTGGGAACAAGCTTCTAAGGATGCAAAAAGAGCAAATAAAGTTCCCATACTCTGTATGAGATATAATTCAATGCCCTCAGAAGAATTTTTCTTTGTAGTTGGAAAGGATTTATCTTCCGTATTCTATAAACCCCTATTCGATAAAGCCAATATTATGGTAATTGATGTACCAAAGATAGGTGAGATTCTTTATGTATTCATGGCTAGTGATATACTGAAGAATGTAAACTATAAGTTAGTACATAAACAAGCTAAGTTAATTCTTAAAAACCGGTAACCCATGAAGAAGCATACCCCATACTCATATTGTATATTTTACCTTGAAAGGAAGTACTGTGATAAAATTAATAAAGAACTCAAAGAAAAGGGGTATGACCAAATCAAGGCAATTATTCCTATGGTAAACGTATTAAGAAAAACCACAAAGGGTAAGATGGTATTCGAAGAAGTACCAGTATTATTCAATTATGGTTTTATGAGAATGCCCACTAAATTAGCATTCTCAAGGCCCTTTCTTAATAAGTTACGTAGGAATATATCTGGTATCAGAACTTGGTTACGTAATACCGAGACAATGCACCCAAGAAAGAAAAAGGTAAGGATTGACAATGCAGAAGACTTTGATGATTTCTCTTTAGTGGCTACTTGTAGTAGAAAAGAAGTAAGGCGATTTAAACGTATTGCTAGAGAGAATAAGAAGTTTTCAGTAGATGATTTAGTCAATGTAAAGCCTGGAGATTACTTAGTATTACGGGGTTATCCTTATGAGGGAGTAGATGCTACAGTATTAGAGGTTGACCATCTTTGTAAAAGAGTAAAAGTTCTTATATACCCTGAAATGGGAAGAATGGAAGTATGGTTACCTTTTGACAACGTTATCTATAGTGTATATTTAAATCATGATCCAGATAAGCTTTATGCTAATTCTGGGGAATATGACCCTAATCAGATAACCAATGAAGCAATTGATAGTATAATGAGATATAGGAGAATTTAATGTTATGAACGAAGCTCAACAAAAAGCCTGGAGTTGTTTAATCGATAAAGAACAACAATCATTATTCCTTCAACTATCAGAAAGTAAATCTTCATGGGAAGCTGGTGAAATTTTAAAGTTATCTCATTACAAGTATCTTGAAATCCGGGAACGGTCAGAGAAATTCTTTAGGCTATTCTCGGATTTTTTTGAGAAACACACTTCTATTTTTCGACCAGATTGCCCCTGTGAGAGGAATTTCCAAGATTATATGGAGGGATGTTTAGAGAAACGATTAAAAAGAAAAGAAGCAAGCTTATTCACAGGAGACTCGGCTCAATTACTCCCAAAGGTAAACTCTAAAAATATAGAGAGAAACATGAAGAGGTTAAAGGAGTCTGAGGATGAATGGGATATGGACACTCTAAGATTAATTCTTGAATTTGATAGGTGGAATAACTTTAGAATACTTCCAAGGATGCTACAACAGCCATCTGCATTTAAAAGGCGGTCGAATAAGAAGGATAAGATATATATCAAGTATCTTCTTAATAGAGTACCGGATTGGATGCACACTAAACTCAAGGAAAGGTTTAGGTATAAAGTAAAACCAGGAAAGAAAAAGTATTGGGTAGCTTTAATATCTGAGGACCTATATACCGATGGTTATCTATTGTTACCAGTAAGACCTTTGGATGAAGTAGTAGATGAATTTAGTAGATTCTACATGTATGTATTTAAAACTAAAGATGATGCTGATACCTTTGGTTTTATGGTATCTAAGTTCATGATTAAAACCGAATCTGTTAAGCTTGGACAAAAATTCTGGCCAGAGTACCGTTGCTGTGTGGAAAAAGCAGTAAACTATAATCAAGTGAACAACATAGAATTCAATATTAAGAAATTGGATATGGCTTATAACACACATATCAAGAGAAAGCATAAAAAACCTAAATCCACTGCTGCGAACCGAGCAAAAACCTCGGATTTTTATAAAAATAAATAGAGAAATAAGATAAGATTAAATTATTTATTCTTATATTTGCAAAGAAAATAAATGAATATTTAAAAATATTGATGATATGGCAAAAAAGAGTAGAAAAGACATGAAAGCCCCATCCAAGGAGAAATCAAATTTCCTTGGTGCTTCTGGGAGAAACATGACTTATAAGGATTTAAAGAGAAAGGCTATCATATTAGGGATGCCTTTCCCTGATGCTTGTTCTGCTGGGGTATTTGACTTATTACATTATATCAATGTATCAGAAGAAAAGCCCGATAAATCGTTAATTGATAAATATGACGATTGGATGGATAAGCAATTAGAAAATATTGGGTATTCGAAAGATGACCCATTAAGAAATTCTCGATTAAGGCTTGGGTTTCTCGGAGAAGAAGGGGAAAATGGGCAAAGAAGAACCAAACGAGTTCCTGGGATAAAGAAACCTCGAGAAAAGAAACCACCAAGAGAGAGGGATGAATTTAATCTTATCAAGGGTACAAAGAAATCTTATGTATTTGAATTAACTGCAAAAGGTTTTGAACTTGATAGAGTTATTCGGAGAATGAAAAAGAAATTCCCCGAAGCAAATGAGAAATCTATCAATCTTTGGTATAGAATGGCAAAGAGGAATATAAATGGTAAAGCTAAAGGAAAGTAACAATGGACCCATACGACCAGATAGATATTATATATGGACTTGGAGACCAGATACTACCAATAAGATTGTTACTGAAAAAAAATTATATAGGAAACATCTAACCGGTATACCATACTTTACTAGACACCAAGTAAAGGTTACCTTAGTTTATCTTTATGGTGTAGATGTTCTTCAGTATATCCATATAATATCTGGGAGGAAACTTATAAAACAAGGCATTAGAGAATTATCCGATATGAATGGTAAACTTCTTAAAAAGGGTAGTACTAAATTCTGGTTTAAGGGTAAATTCGTAAAAGCAAGGAAGTTCATAATGCCCGATGAATATCACATAGATAAACACCGACGAAGAAGATTTATGGTACAAATGCACCGAGTCTTTAAGTCTAAAGGAAAAAAGGAATTCAATGAAAGGTACTCAATCAAACTCTATGGACAACGGCAAGGCATATCTCCCAAGTATACAAGGCAAAAGAGATTACAAATCAATCTTGCTATCCTACAGGATTTACAACAGGCTGAGTCAAGAGGAGAAAAATAAATTCAATCTGTTATTCTTGCAGTATCCTCCATTGGTAAGTTCATTGGCTTTATATTTAAGAAAGAAGATGAACATCCCAATACAAAAGGTACTATTTATCAAAGCACAAAGGGATATGCTCGAAATATTCGATGAGGCATCACTTAAATTTTTAGGGTATTTGCCTAAAGAAAGGTTTATTAAGAAGTCTTTATTATTTCAAGGGTTTGTTCCATTAGAGAGTATTAAACTTAGAAGGTCTTATGCTTATATAATGACAAATAGGATGATAGAAAATAAAATATGGGTCTACCCAATTCGATTATCCGATAACTATAAAACAATGATAAAAGGGAAATACAAATCCTATACCGAAGTATTTGGGAAGGTGGGTATTCCTGGGATAACTAAAATTAAATATAGCAATGAATAATAACGAAGGTTTTAAAATCACAGCACATCAACCAGCAAACCCATTTGCAGGTAAGAAGTTTAAGATAGTCACTTATCAAGGTGACAAGGAACTTGCCTCTCAGGCAATAACAATTGAATCTCAATTAGAATTAAAGACAACTCTAGATGAGATAAAACAATTCAATATTGCTCAGGAGGAATTATTAAAATCTGGGTATACTCAGAAATCCATACTGGTAAAGAAACTTATAACAGAGTGATATAAATAAATTATTAACCAACTTAAACATTACGAAAATGGCTAAGAAGAAAAAAGAAGTGGAACTGAAAGAAGTTTCCAGAACAGAAATCAATGGTGCAATCATCATTAAGTACGAAGACGGCTCAGTAAAGATTATCCCTGCTCCTATCATGCTTTCTGCCGAAGAAGCCGAAGACCTTTTCGGTTCTGAATCCGATGACGAGGAAGAAGAAGAAGAGGAAGAATCAGACGATGATGATGATTCCGAAGAGGAAGAAGAAGAGGAATCGGATGATGATGATGATGATGATGATGATGATGATGATGATTCCGAAGAGGAAGAAGAAGAGGAAGAACTGACCGGTGAAGAACTTGCCGAAATGGACTTCGAAGAACTTGAGGATGTCTGCGACGACAAAGATCTTGAAACTGACCCAGACGATTACGATGAAGACGACGTCGAAAAACTCCGTAAAGCAATTGCCAAAGAACTCGGTCTCAAATTGCCGGCAAAGAAAGAAGCCAAAGGTAAGGGCAAGAAAGGGAAAAAGTAATCTGGTAACTGTATTCAAGATTTAAAAGAAGGTAGGGAAATTTCCCTACCTTTACTATCAACTATTAATAAACGTAGAAGTTTACTTATAATAACCATTAACTTATAAAACATTAAAAATTATGGCAACAAAGAAATCAGACTCCAAGAAGAAAGGAGATAAGGAAAAAGACCCCGAAAAAGAAGCTAAACGTAAAGCTCGTCAAGAGGCACTCAAGAATCGGCCGGCTGAACAACGCCCTAACAGCAAGCAAATCGACGTTATTGCCATTAACGACAAATCCAAGGTAATGAACTTTGGTTATGCCGTTAAGAACAAGGAAGGCTATCAGGGTGTAGTGGTTACTTCTGTATTGGTTACGGATGGCAAACCGGTATCAACTTCAGTTTCATTCGTTCCAGGAACTCTTACCGTTAAGTCTAAGAAAGGACATGGCGTTATTTGTTCTCCGAAAAACAAAAAGGCTAAGGAAGAAGAAGAGGAAGAATCAGAAGATTAAACTCTAACTTACTAACTACTATCCCATATGTCTGCTATATAAATTTAGAGTTTAAGTTCATATGAATAACATCTACACTTAGGACGTTGTTCAGCCAAAAGCTCATTGCCTGCGAAGGTAGTGGGCTTTAATTTTTTATACCCATGGAAGAAGAGAAATTAGCAATTCGAAAGAATATTCGAATACTTGCATTGGATAATCTAATAAATACTTATACTGATGCACTAGAAGATAAAGAATTAAACCTGGGACCAGATGAAAGGGAACTTGCCATCAATATAATAAATGAGGCAAGAGAAATGCTATCAGAAGAAACTCAGGAAGTATCTAACCAAGTAATGCAAAGACCCAAATGGAAAAAGACTTAAGATTATTAGTGGGAAACATTAATCAAACTCTCAGAGAATTAGATTATGTTTCGTACCTTAAAAAGGTAGCTCTTAGTAAGGGTAAGAAAGGCGAATACCAATCCCATAGGTTGAAGAGTAATTATCTGAAAAGAAAACTCATATCTCTTAAAGGAGCCCTGAATAAAAAACTTCATGGGACTTATATTGTTGCCCAATTTAATTTTATAAGGGGGGAACAGAAAGAAACTTTTGAACAAACTTTTACGGACTTATCTCAGAAAGAGGTAGAAGATATACTTCAACTCGAGGCAGTTTTAAAACAATGCAGTTTAGAAATCCTAGAAATTAAAGAAATCCCAACCCAAATTAGGAAGGTATAACTATGGTATTATGTAAATAGGAAATTCAATTATTCACCTAATATAAATGAAAATGGCTAAGAAAACAGAAAAGAAGAGTAAATCGGAATCCAAGACTCCGGAACTCACAAAGGCTAAGAAAGCTTTGGATGCTTACCTTAAAGAGAACAAGTTGGACCCTACTAAGGATTGGACCAAAGACAAGAAACATGGTAAAAAGGTTACCGAACTTGTAAACAAGCTCAATAAGGAAAGAGACAAAGTTGCTGCTGCCTATCCTGAAGCTGACCAAGAGAACAACAAGAAATTGGTAAAACTCCAGGAAAAAGAGAAGAAGGAAAAAGCTGAGAAGAAGGCTGCCAAAGAGAAAAAGGAAAAGAAAGGAAATGGCGGTAGAACAGCTACCAAATACGATTATCCTCTCATCGATGGCAGAGAAATGACTTCGGCTGAGAAGAAAAAATATCGTATGGAGCAAAGAAAACTTGCTTCAGGTAAGGCTCCCAAGGAGGAAAAGGAAACTAAGAAAAAGAAGGAAGAAAAGGTAAAAGAAAAACCGGCTTCCGATAAGAAAGATAAGAAGGCCAAAGACAAGAAGAAAAAGAAGGCCGCTAAAGAAGAAGATTAATAAGAGCACTTTTTACTTTTACTTATCATATTTTTGAGTATTCGTTAATAATGGTAGAAGGCCTGGCAATATAAAAATTGTTCAGGCCTTTTATTTTCTAATTAAGTCGAAAATGGAACAAGAAGTATATAAACCAAAACTTAGAATCACTACACTATCAGAGAATGGTACTCCCTTATCCGATAGGTTGGTAGATGCCTATACCGAGATGAATTCAGGTCCAAAAGTACAGCATAACGGTCCCATAAGAGTAGAAGTAACTCTTACTAATAAACAAGATATTGATAACTTCAAAGAATACTTAGATAGGTTATCTGGTACATTGCCTGCTAAGGCACCTAATGTTGGCAGAGGAAGACCTGCAGGGTCTACAACTAAGGAATTGGAATCACCAAGGGAGGACATTCTTGCAGATGTAGAAAAAATGATTGAAGAAGGTAAAAGCCAACAAGATATTATTAAATATCTTAGAGGATTGGGATTTGTATTTATCCTTACTGAGGACTTTCTATTTCACTTTCCTGGATTTGAGTTCAATAGAAAGGATGTGGGAGAAGCAACCGACAATAAGCAATATCCCAATTCATTCTCTTGGATGGCAAGATGTATCAAACGGGCTAAGGACCCAAAAGCAGATAAATTTGACCCAATGGTAATCTTTGGTTTTAGCATACTTGGGGGACCATCGAAAAAGATTATCCCTTATCTCTATAAGGAAAGGAAGAAACCATTAAGGGCCCAAGTTGGTAAAAACGTAATCTCCTTCTCTCAGGCAGAATTCACTAAACTTCCCAAGTATATGTTAGAATCCGAAAGGATTAAGTTCTCTACTGAACAGAGACAATTGCTTCTAAGTCCAGAAAAGAAGCCTTCTAAATTCTTCCTAAGATGGGTAAACGATGCTATATTTCCAGACTCCATAAAGGAAAAGATGGAAGAAATCAAGAACCGCTAACACTTACCTCCGTATTTATTAAAAGAGTATTTTATATAAAATAATTTTAGTATATTTGCATAAAGAAAATTTAATTATGGACAAGGAAACAAAAGACATCGTAAAGCTCATTGCTGGTATTCAGATTGAATCACTCAACTCAATCAAAGAGGACGTTAAAAATGGAAATGATATTGCCCAAGACTTAATCAAAAAACTCCTTCAGATTGAGGATGACGAAATAATTCGAGCACTAGATGAGCACATTGAATTATACGTGGAAATCGAGAATACTCCTCAACTGATAAATATGCTAAGTGAATACCAAATGCTGGTATGCTCTCACATATTATTCAGAATGGAAGATGAATGGGTACATACTAATTCTCAGGGAGTACTTGGTACCTGGGCAATCTTCCAGAGGGCAAATCTCAAATTCCACCCAGAACTAACACTTTTAAAATTTTAATATAGACATGGAAAAGAACGAATACTTAGAATCAGTAGAAATGAACACTGGAGTCGAAATGATTCCTTGCGAATCCTCTAACATTGAGGGCTTTGGTTATGACTCAAAGAAAAAACAACTTTGGGTTGCTTTTAAAGGTAATCGAGTTTATCGCTATGATGGTGTACCTTACGAAATCTGCAACGGTTTACATCAAGCAGAATCAAAAGGTAAATACCTTGCAAAGAACATTAAAAATAAATTCGAAACTACAGGTTATGAACTCAGAAACTAAATTCATATTGGGCCTGGTAACCCTGGGGGCAGTGATTTACTTTATTGGTGAGAATAGAACTCATCCAGTAGAAGTGAGCACTGCTCCTTCTCGTTTTGAAAGTCCAATAACCAAGTTAATCTCTCTTCAAGATAGCATGGGCATTAAACCAAAAGAAGAGAAGAAGCAATGGTATAAGTATAGGGTAGAAATAGAAACTATTCCAGAAAATCAAATCTATAAGATTGAGAAATCTGGATACCAGCAATATGAAGTTTCTAGATTGGGTGAAACTTATTCCTATGTAACCTACGAATTTACCTCAGACAAGGTAATGACTACTCAAGAAGCCTATGACTTCGTAAAGAAATATCCTGAAAGATGTACAAGGGTACCAAATACATCACAAGATAACATTTACGATAAATATAACGAGGATTATGAAGATTACATAAATGACCCAGAGGACGAAATTAACTATCCTCCAGAGGTCTTTGACTTCCTAGCCGATTAACCTTAGCAAATATAAAAATTTATTTGATTTATTTTTGTATTAAAAATATTATTCTTATATTTGCATAGAGAAATCAATTTACTAACATTTTTAATATAGACATTATGAAAAAGAATGAAAACAAGGTTACTAACCTTATCAGCAACAAGGTTGCAGAACAACTTGAAAGCATTAAGAATGCAAAGTCCACAACTTCTAAGGCTTCTAAAGAAAAGGCCAAAAAGACTAAAAAAGAATTGGTAGAAAATGCTCAAGAAGCTGCCACTAATTTTGCCAATGCCAAATTGGTAGAACTCTCCCCTAAAACCAAAACTTCCAAAAAGGAACAGGTTGTCAAGGAAGTTAAGGAACAACAAAAACCATCAATCATCGAACAGGTAATTTCTAATCGGGAAGTTAAATACGTATATCCTGCCGATGTAGTTGATACTCTTGCTCGGAAGAAATGGAGACAACAAACTCGAAACGAACTCCATCGATTGGAACTTGCAATGGCTCGTATCAAAGATACAAACTCTAAGGAGTTTAAGGCTGCGGCTAAAGCCTATGAGGACTTTAAAAAGAAGGTCCTCAAACCAGAACAAGTTGCATAAACCTTTATTAACCAGGTGCCCGGGATAATTACCCGGGCATCTCAATTCATACAAAATGGATTACACTATCTTCTCTGATAAAGAGATGCTTAAGCAGGACAAAGAATTGGTAGAATTACATAAACGATGTTGTAAGTCCTATCTAATCCAACATTCACTTAAGCACTCCAAGATTAAGAAGTTCTTTATCGTTTACGATTGGTATATAAATACCGATAACGTAAGGAATCTCTTTTTCAGGCCTATAAACCTTTTCATTCAGGCATTGCTTTTAGGGCAACTTGATGAAATATCCGATTACATTAATCCTAACAAAAATGGAAAACGAAAAAAGAAACGAACCAGAAAAGTATAACGTACTTTATTGCAAAGGCAAATATCAGTATAAATCTAAATATCCCCAAATAGAAACTAAACATAAGGTTATCTATGCAGGGCCAGTAGAACCAATGGCACCCATCTGGGATAATGTATCAGATATGTTAAGGAAATCTGATAGAATTTGTACTGAATCTCGAAGAGAATTAAAGAAGTTAGAGGAACGTTCACAGAATAACCTTTACTTCAAGAAAAATGGTATTACCCATATAATCGTATACAAATGTTTAGAGAAATAGTTAAAGACCTATATATAGGCAAATCGAAGTTAACCATAGAATGTAACCAAAAGGAAATACCCCAAACTACTCTGGTTCAAGACATATTACAGAATACTGGATTTACGGGTAATATGCCCGACTACGGTACCTATGGTAATTTCAAGGATGGGAAATTTGAGATTACTCCAATGATGCCTAAGCATTGCTTATTTATTACTGGAGTACCCAAAGGGGCAATCCTTGATAATTTCAGAGTTAGAAGAACATATTGGTCCTCTTATTATGAGGATGATGTAAGAGGGTACTTATTTCAAATTACAGATGAAAGTATACCTCGTTTAATAATCACAAACTAAATCTATATGGAAGCAATCGATTACGTAAAATTATTTAAGCTCGACCAAGAGAATTATGATTTTAAAAGGGAAGAGTTTATATCCGAATTAGGTAAAGAATTTCTAGATTATTGCCAAACTACCACAATTGGGATAGATAAAAAGACTGGCAATATATACTACTACCGATTTAGGGAAATAGTTAAGAATTTCGAAACTAAATTCTGGGCAATCTCAGAACTTAAAATAGGAGAACCATTAACCCAGAAATTATGGAATGCCTTTTTCGCTACTCAGGTAGTTCCTTTAAGGCAAAGGTTATTCCCAAAGGTTCAGAAATTAATCGAAGAGCAAAAGTGGATAACCAATAACCGTAGTAAACAAGACAAAAAACCTACGAACCATAAAAAGGCAAACTATGGCAAGGGAAATCACAGACCTGCATGGGAATAAATTTAAGGTAGGGGATTATAAGCTTTGCCTTAATATTCCCATCACTGGGAAAGGTAATTTAGTATTCACCAGGGACCTAATCTCTGGTGAACCTTTTAATTTATCAGTAAGTAAGAAAAAATATAAGGGATATTTCTATAACCTATCTTTGAATCTGTATGTAAGGTTCGATTTAGAGTATATGGGTTATGATGAAAGTTCCGATATCAGAAAATCTCATTTGTATGTCAGAAAAGGAAAATAAAATGGTAAGATTCCCAAGACCTATGGGGACTACTGCAATGGCATTAGAATATCAGAAGAACCCAAATGATGAACTTCTGATAAAGATACACAACTACATTATTAATCAATGGCTGATGGGTAATGGTGTATTATGTGGTATCACCTATGATATCAATACATTCTCATACCGTATGGGTATAGATATTAACTACATACGGGTATTTATGAGAGATAGGCTATTAAGCTCTAGAATATGGGATAAAGAAAAAGCAGAAGATTTACTTCAAGCGTTAATGGGAGAACAACTAGCATGGGCATTAGAAGACCGTATGGAAATAGCCCATCAGGTTAATATCCTAAGAGAATCTCAGGGAGGGAAATACGTACCGTTTATATCTGCCGAGCTGGGAAAGGCCCTTAAATTAAAGCTTGAATCCTCTACATCTCTGCAATCAATAGTACGTAATCTTACTGGAGGAAGTACTACAAATATCTTTGCCCAATTTAATCAACAGAACAACGTAACACAGCAAAATGCAATCACTGTTGAAGAGGCACGTCAAATCGTATTGGAATCACAAAGGGTATTAGATAAACCAGAAGAGGCTAAACTATTGGAGGATAGGTATGACATTAAGTCTCTACCTGAAGTAGTTGCTACTAAACAAGAAGGAGTAGATACAAGTAAAGAGGGTCTTAACCTTAATAAAGCAGAGTTAATGCAAATTACTGATGATTATAAGGGAGCTATGTCTTCATTCTCTAAAGAACATCATGAACTACGTAGAGAAATCGAAATGCGTATAGACCCAGACGAAGAAGACCCAGAGTTATACCAATATGAAGACTTTGAGGAAGAAGAGAAAGAGGACGGCTCATTTGCATCTCAATTCCTCCGAAATAGTAAGCTTCCATAGTTATATCCGGATATTGCATATTTAAAAAGAAAGAATTATATTTGCATATCAATTTTAAAATAGACAAAAATATGGAACTACCAAAGACATCTTACAAAGAGACTCAGGTTAACAAGGTTAATCAGGGTACATACTTTAAATTAAAACCAACTGATACTGCTCCAGTATGGGTAAGAGACCATTATGATAAATCATCTAAGACTTATGCTTGCCATAAGTATGATGACTCAAATCACGAAAAATTTCTCAAGGGAAAAAGGAAAATATACATTGACTTTACATTTTAATCACATGAACTTATTTAGACGAAAGAGATGCTGTAGTGAACTCATTGCTATTAAAAATGGCAACTTAGTATTCAAATTGAGTAATACTCATATCAATGCTGCTTATAATACTTTACAGGCAATAATGAGGAAATCTGGTATATTCGATGAGAATCTATATTTTGACTTGTACCGAGAATATAGAAGACATTATGCTATATACGACGTAGTACCATCGTTGCTAAGGTATAAGCTACCATTGATATTTTCAGGTAGATATCCTAAAAATCTATTCGATAATCAGTTCACTTTTGAGGAATTGATACCAAATGCTCTGGTATATCATAGCTTACCAGAAAATTTCAGATTACCGGAAAGCTTAGAGAAAATCCTTTTAGAAGTAAGAAAAAGGGTATCTGCTTATATAGACCAAGAAGGTATATCAGACCAGGGTTATAGGGATTTGGTTCGAACCAATTTCGTAAAACAATGGGACGTATTTAGAAAGGACCCCTCTCTTATAGATTGCTATATGGATGCTCAATTGGGCATGCTATATATGTGGGCTAGAGTAGAAAATAAAACAATCGTAAAGAACATAATCGAAAGAACTCAAGATGAACTAGCTCAAGAGTTCTTATCTAAATATCAACAAAATGGAGAATAAAGAAAAGTTTGCCTTCAGAAATGTAAACATGTCTCAAGGTGTAGAGGTAGAATTTATTAAATTGCTTACCTCATTAGAGACTAAAAGTGATGAAGATATTATTAAAGCTTTTAAAGCTCAATTATCTTCTGGAGTATTAACTTGTCATGCAGAAATGTTATCTAGAACACCAAATCAGATAATATTTCAAACATCTCAATTCAGTAAACCCTATAACTTTTACAAAAACTGGGAATTATGGGTATTCTCTAATATCCTGGGTGTATGGACTCTAAATAGGTTTAGGATATGATTACAATGAAAAACCTCCAAGTAGAGGATATAAAAGATGAATGGTTATATAATGCCTTAACACAGGGCATCAAGGAATGTATAACTGCTCCAGTCCTAACTTTGGACCCAACAAAACCAGAACCCATTAAGAGGGCAGAAATGATATTAGAGAATTTCTCTCAGGAGGATTCTCCAGTAGTAGCTACTGTAATTGCTCCAGGCAATTTCATACAGATGATATTACCGAAACATGAGATACTTCTCTCGGTAATGTTCATCTATAAAGAGAGAAATACCTATGTACAACTCATAATACAAAAACTTGCTTATGAACGAGAAAAGATTACCACCAAGACTAATGGTTCTGTTAGTAGTACTGAAGGGTGAAAAGGTATATAAAGTACCTATTAGGTCTGAAATAAAATTAGACCACCTAAAGGATTTCAATACATTGAGGAGAATCCTTACACCTTTAGTACAACTATACCATGGGGTAGGTTTTGATACTAGACTTACTTACGATGAATTCAGTATCTTCATTAATGACCTACAACATTTGGGATATGAACTGTTAGATGAATATTCCTCGGGTATACAAGAATTAGTAGAAGCAAAACCCATTACTGAGAATGACCAAGATATTGAGAAAATACGAAAAGGGTTACTTATCTCTCTTAAATCTCAGGAGTTATCAGAGGTATTAGCTACTAAACTAAAGCAAGCCATACATGAAGTATTTGAAAACGAAAAGAAGAAAGGTGGACTAATGAACAAGGAACCCTCTTTAGAACCTATGGAGAGTTCAATTATAAGAGAGGCTCTATATTTGCTAACTTACCAATTACCTTAATAATTGAAAGGCAGTGGATTAGACTGCCTTTCATAGCGTGTACACATCCTCAGCCTCCCTAAAAATAAATTAGATATATTTTTCTATAAAAATAAAAATGCTTATATTTGCATATCAATTTTAAAATAGACAAAAATATGAAAACGAACTCAGTAACTTACAATCAGGCAGACGAACTAATTAAGGTAGTTCGCAATTTCTTAGAAAAGAAATCTACATTTGAACTTGACTCTGATGAACAGGGTAATCTTCTTAATCTTCTAATGGGCCTCTTAATCAAACTAGAGGATGATTACAAACTCAATTGCTTGGATATTAATCAGGTACAAATCTATGATACTACCTATTATTCTTTCATTTTCGAATCCATGGTAACTGCTGATACTAATCCCTATAAGGGGCAATTAGCATCTGCTGCAGTTCAATTCATGAATGAATTTACCGATAACGATGGGAGGTTCATATCATTCAATCAACTCGATAGAAACAACTGGATTTTCCAACTTAATTTCTCAATCGCATGACAAAGTATAACGTTAGTCCATTAGTTGCTCGGGAGATAGAATTCTCCACGGGCACTATCTTTGGTGGTAGCTGGTGCAGATACTTTATTTCAATTACCCTACACCAATGCTATATAGAAGCAACATGGAAGACCCGTCCTAAAAATGATTTAGACGGGAACAAAGAAATCTTTAACTCTTTACAGGAGTATCTAGATTGGTTTGCTAATCTTAAGAAAACTTACGGAAGGAGAATATCCCGTAAACAAATGGTATATGCTGCATACGATGAAACAACACGTACCTTCAGTTACAAACCCTACGAGAATTGGGCTACAAGACGTTCTAAAGAGAAATTAAATAAGCCCAAGGAACCAATGCTGGCCGATGAATTATACTAATCCCTAACCAGTTAATATATCCTCAGGGAGTTCAGAAACACTAACATCTGGGCTCCCTTAATTATTGCATATTTAAAATATTATTTCTATATTTGCATAAGAGAAAAATAAATATAATTATTAACCGACCTTGAACGGGGTCACAAAACTTATTTCTTATGACAACTATTAACGAAATCTCAAATCACATTATGGGTTACTTTGATGGAACTCTTGATGCTTTTGGTTACACTGCTCAATCAGTTAACGAAATCTCAAATCCGGATGAATCATACATGGGAACTCTCAATCTCCAATTCCGGGAGTATCCCATAGACGATGACGAAAAGGTAGAAACCTACTGCAGAGAATCCGATGCTTTTGAACAATACGTGATAGAATTCATTAATTCTCATTGGGATGAACATCACCCATTAAAAGAACTTAACCCTAATCATCATTACATGTCAAACTCATATGGAGATACTATCCAGGTACATTTCAATGATGAATCCCTTTTCATTATCATTACTATGACAGGGCAATATTAACAAAACCCTCTGGGAGGCACTCAAAACACCTCCCAGAACCTCCCTATTTATAAAAATAAAAGTAGTTATAAAAACAAGTTTAGAAATAATTTTGTATATTTGCAATGAGAAATATTTCTCAAATAATTTTAATATAGACACGTTATGAAAGAATTAAAAAATTTAGAGGCCATCCGGGAACTGCTTGCTTCCCACCCCATTTATACTTATGATTACTCCGATGGTCTTCTCATTAACAAGGAAGCTACCAATATCCAGGTTTATTCAATCGACTTAGAGGATGAACCTTTTGCTGCTTATATCTCAGGATATATCATCACATATGCTTCAGAGGAAGTTCTCTTCGAAAATCTCAGGGAAAACATTATTTCTCACATGGACTTAACAAAGGGTGCTGATGACCAATATTATGATGATTCACCCTCACAGGTAGAGGCTATCCTATTCGGAGTTCTTCAATTAATCCCTGAACATCAGGATTATATCATAACCGGACTCAAAAAACATCTCCGGGAATTTATCCAAGACGATGAACAAGATGAGGACATGATATCCCAATATACCAATATCTACAATGCTATCGAAAAATGGGAATCAGACCACAGGGAAACAGAAATCTTCCAACAACTTGCAGTATCAGAATTATTTAACCAACTAAATAAATAATCACTATGGTAAACTTATATAAATTGCTCAACGTACTGGAACAGGGCATGTCTCTGTTCCAACTTAATAAATGGAAAACCGAAGGCATCTGGTATCCAATCACCCAATACAAAAAGGAATCAGATGAAATACAGGTAGTAACTAACCTATTTATTGCTGACCAGGAACAGTACCATATCCAACTATCTGGGAATTATCCAGAAGAATTCGATGACTGGAATAACTTTTTAGAGGAAAACCAATGGAAAATCTACCCATTACTTGCAAACATAATGCAAGTCTTCTTGCCCACAGGGAACTATCAAATTATGTATACCCTATATCCACAAGGGTTCATATCAGTAATTGCTAAACCCATAAACAAATAACATTATGATTACCGAAGAACTTAAACATATCTTAGACTCATTACCTTCAGAGATACATGAACAGGCCAGGGAACTGGTAAAAACTTGGAAAACTGCCAATGACCGAATAATAAACGAAATCTTTGAACTTTCAGAAGAAGAAGACGATGAACTTCAACAAATTGCCGATGAAGCAAAAGGTAAACTATTTACCCTATTATTTGGCCCACTCTATCATTATTACGTATCTCAATATGTATTAGACCAGGACTATTTTGAAGAAGAGGAACAATTCATTGAGGACCTATCAAAATATTATAACCTATGACACCATACATCAAAAACCAATTAATCAAACTATGCGACCATCCCGAATGGTTTAACGATATGCTAACTATATGGGATAACAATCCCGAAGAACCTCATACGGCTATTCGCAATTATTTATCCCATGTACAACTAGATGGATTACTAGAAAACACCAAAATAGTACATGTATCATTCAATGGAGATGAACCTAAACCGGGATTCTACTTCGAAATACCCAAAGATCCTAATGTGTATCTCATACTTGGAATCTTGGATGAAGATGAACTCCCACATACCGTACTATTAAGTAAACCAAAGTTTAACCCTCAACTCAACTAATATCATGGAACCAATCATAACAATAAATGGTTACCCAATCGGATGGGAATGGCTAGACAAAGTACCTCTAGAGGACTTTAACTGGCTAATCGAAATATTCTCTACCATGACAGATAATACTGATACTTATGACTTTGTAGGATATACAGATTCAGAAACCTTACCAGGTCATCAGAAGATATGCTCAGTAGACAAGATACCATTAGCTAACTCCCTAAACGAAGACCAAGGCTACGAATCCGGTATATCAATGTACGGTCACTATATAGCATGTAAATGCTTAGACATATCCTCAGAAAGAGAATACATGAATCAATATACCGATATCCGAATCCTAACTAATGAACTAGAGCCATGCTAACAAAAGGAAAATTCCTGGTATCTTTCGAGGTACCAGGTCACACTAAAGAATACACAGAGGGATTCACAGAGGAAATGGTAATCCCATACAGAACTGAGGAACTTAACCCATACCTAAGGTACCCCAACCAAGAGATAAACAACAACCACCTCCACTCCGAACACATCAGATTACAAATAAGAGAAATGTTACAAATCCCACTAAGAGATATAACCATAATCGATATAATATCACTACCATGAACATCCTCTATCACATAATCCGAATAATCCTATCCGTAGGAACTATCCTAACCCTCATACGCAATGAGAAAATATACCAAGCCCACAAGCATACCCACCCAACAAACAAAATAAGGTATATCATCTCACAGCTAATAATCCTAACCCTATACACCTCATCACTAATCCTGGTATCCTACACATATAGGATTATACTAAGATACATATAATAATACTAAAAATTATGAAATCACTAATTCTACTCATCGTAACGATCTGGCTTCTAATCCTAAATGAAGAAGCCTACCTAACAAAGAAATTCATCTACAGAATGAATTTAATCATAATCCTTTTAGTATATGCCTTCATACAGGTATACCTAATCGAATAAATACCCACAAGGTACCTGGTATTTATTCCAGGTACCTCCCACACTCCCCAACACAAAAATAAAACAAAATCATACTAACGCTAACTAAGGTACAATATCTATCTATCCCCTCTATAACTAATATACCATCTATTAATATAATAATACCTAATACATATATCAAGGTACCTCGCCGGGGGTTTTGGGGATTTAGGCAAACAAGGCTAGGCAAACTTACCTTACTATACAAAGCCACTCAACTCACTATATAGCCACTATACCATATAGCTCTACTACACACTTTAAAGGCAAACTCAAGAAGGCCTAAAAAGGCAATAAAATCCGACCATTAATGGCCCCTAAATCCGATTGCCTTGAGTACCCTTTATATGTATATATTATAGATTGCATTCAAGGTAATTCGAAGGTAGGTGATTATATAATACAGATATGTTATGTAGCTTCTATGTATGTAGGTAGTATAGCTTTAGTACACAGTCCATTAATGGCCATCACTAATTAGCCTTGATTGCCTTCACCAAGTTATTATATTATGTATTATATAATACATATAGGTTGGGGTTAGGTAATAAGATTTGGTAATCAAGGCAAATTATTTGTTAGGTTTTAGGGCTAAATGGTTTATAGGATTTAAGGCCTTCATGGGGCATATTTAGGTAATATTCCTAGTAACTCTGTAAGTAATTTGCTTAGTATTTATATTAGCATTAATTTTTGTATTCTAGGACAATTTTGTGATTTAGGGGTACCTTGATTGCCTAGAGCCATTAGTTATTATATATTAGTTATAGGTAAGGAAGGTAAATGGCAATCTCCATTCATGGCCTCAAGGACTAAGGCAAATATAATTCAAGGCCCTTAATAACCTACGAAGGCAATTGAGGTTATTGCATATATAATATATTATATTTATATTTGCATTGTAATAATAACTAATTAAATATAGACGTATGAAAACAATTAATCAAATTTCAAACCTCATCATCCTTACCCTAGTAAATTACGTTAGGGATTATCCATGGGCATCCTACATTGCCAATTCACTTTCACAATTCGATTTGATATTGCCAGAACTAATGCAATCGAAAGCTAAGGAAATATCCATCTACCTTAACACAGATGATTGCCTTATGGAATTCTCATCCGAAATCCCTGACCCAGAGGAAATTGAACCCGATTTTACCTTCAACATCGAGTATATAACCTTTCAGGTATACTTCGATTAATTACTTAACCCAAGGGGGCATCTAGCCCCCGTTTATATTATATACATATGGAACTCAACGAATTACAAAATCGATTAACACAAATCCTTACAGGTATTACCAGTGGAGAGCCTAATCCTAATATTATTCAAGGCTTTGTCCAAAACTTTATCGAAGACTTCAAACCAGACTACTATTACGAAATCTCAGTCACAGACGTAGAAGGTTATACTCCTACCTTTATCGAATACTATGCCTGGGACGAAGACGAGGATGGTCCTATACCTGGCATTAAACTTTTCAAGGATCTCAATATATACCTTGAACGAGAATTTTGCGAATACTAACACATTGCCCCAGGCCTAACTTAGGTACCTGGGTTTTTACTTACGCTAACTTAGTAAGCCATTATAGGCTATCCTAATCTCTATAGGCTTACCATAGTCCCTATATGGCCTTATTGAATTAGGACCTAATAGGTTTATAGAGGGCAATAATAGGGATATAGCTAATCGGCCTTAATTCTTTATCACCTTAGTCGATTAATGGCCTTCAATATACAGGTATATAATACACTCTCAAGAGGACAGGCATAAGCCATATAGGATTATTCCATATACATATCATATATGCCCACTACAAGGCGTGCGAAGATTTCCCTTGTGAACCTCCAAAATTAAGTGCAAATATTAAGTCCTTTTTAGGGTGCAATAAATTTTTGAATTTATAGATTTTTCACAAAAATAATTTTGAAAATAAAAATATTCATTTTCTCAAAAAATTTTCTTGAAAATGTTTGTAGATTAAAATAAAGTCCGTATCTTTGCAATGTGAGAAAAACAAAAAGATATTTGAAAAATTTTATTTAAAACTTTTTAAGAAAATAATTTTCTAAAAATTTTGTAGATTAAAAAATAGTTCTTATATTTGCAATACAGAAACGAAATAAATACTACCTTATTAGAATAGTTTAAAAAGTCTTGAAAGTCTATTTGAAAAGGTAATAAAAATAATAAATAATAAAACTTTCAAGCAATTTAATTATGAAAAAGCAAATTAATAACGTGAATGTAGAAAAAGCAAGTGCAAACGCAAAAGCAAATAGTTTGATTGCTTTAGACGTATTGAAAAGCGTAAAAGAAAAAAACGCTGGACTTTTCAAAACGTCTTTAGGGACAAAAACAGAAATTTACAAAAAAGAACTTTTTGAGGGTGCAAACGAAAAGCAAATCAAATCGTTACGCAAAAAGTTCAGAAATGTAACTTTCAATTTTCTTTCCACGATTGCAAACAATGCAGATAAAAAACTAATTGACGGCTTTATAGACTTTTATAAACAAGTCTATGTAATAAACGATTTTTCTTTTTCTTCAATTGCAAGCGAAAATACTAAAGAAGAAAAGAAAGCGATATTAATAAAAGGTCTCGAAATCGTGAAAAAATCAATGAAGTAAAACAAAATCACAGATAGGGAGTAAAATTTTACTCCCTATCATAAAAATAAAATTATTATGTTATTAATTTTGTTTGTTATCTTATTAGCTGTTTTTGTTAGTGCTTTATATGTAATTTATATTCTTTTAAAGTCAAATCATAGAATAATATCTACTATTATTGACGTGCAAACTTTTCAATTAATTAATGTAGAGCAATTTCTATTGATTGAACAAATAAGCATGAACTATTTAAATGAAGTTGAATATACAATTTATAAAAAATTTTCTTTTAAAACTTTTTTACTATACTTATGTTATTGTTTAAATGAACAATTTAAAGAAAATTTAAATAATCATTTAGTAGATAATTAGAAAGCAAAGGGACACATAAAAGTTTGTCCCTTACTTTTTATTTTCAAATGTTAAATTTAAGGGAACCGTACTCCCCATTTAGTACCACAACTTTTACCTTCCTCGTGATAAGACTCTGCCAGAACTTCCCAGCCACATTTTACTACCACACAAAAATCGCTCCTCGTATTAAGGGGTACCCAGATATCCCACACCACACATGCCCACATAACACACAGAGAAACCAGAGAATAAAACATCCCTGGCTCTCATCCACCTTATCCCTCTGGCAGATTACAATATCAAAGTTCTTTCTATAAACCAAAAACTTATAAAGATATGGAAGAAAAAACATTATTCAAACTAGCACGTGCAATTACCGATACAGGTACAGATACTGTATCTTCAGAGGGTGGTACTGTAACCTACCGTATCACTTCCCTCAAAAGGAAACTGGTAAATGGCAAAGTAGTTTCAACCTCTACACCCTCTTGTACTTTGGGCTCAGCCTCCGTAAGTTGGGCTATTTGGGGAGGAGTTACCGTTGGAGATGGTTACTTAGATGTAAAAATTAACTATTCAGAAAATACTGGGTCCTCAAGGTCTACTACTCTGACATTTACCCAAAATGGGTCTAATAACAGAATCAATCTCACAGTAACTCAGGGATCCGGTGTAACCTATAGTGGATACATAAAAATGGTTTCAAACTCATTGCCTTTAGGTGGTAATAAAGATAATACTGCTCAAATCCTTGTAATGGCCTATTTAAATGGTAGTGATGGGTCTAAAAAGCCAGAAACTCCCCATGTGGGTAGTGCTCCCGATTGGTGCTCAGTATCCGTTGCCCAAGTGGGTACTCTTGAGAACCATTACATGTTAACCCTGACTGCTTTATCGAGTAATCAAACTGGAGCTAACCGTTCAGGGCGTATCTTCTTAACCTGTAGGAATGCTAACTTGAGTATACCAGTAACTCAAACTACGGCTAAAATTACAAATAACATCACAATAAGTGTATTTAAAAGCCCAAACTCTACCACCTAGGCCATTTGTGATATAAGGTCAGATAAACTAGTAGCTAGCAATATAACCTTTAGATTACAGATTCAATATGGTGTATCATCTGGTGATGTAAGAGAGTATATCTATACTTTAGTCAAAGGTAGTGCAATTTCAAAAAATACCTTTGCCATTCAAAATGGGGCTAATCCTCAAGTAGTAGATTATGGTTACTCTCCTCAAGAAGACTCTAAGTACATATATGATGTAACAGTCATATAATTAATTCAGTAGGCTAATTAGTAACCCACATACCCAAAATATCAGAGCCAAGGTATATGCAACAGAATACCTATGCCAGGGATACCAGCAGGTAATATAAGAATCTGCTTTTAGTATTTCTGGATGTTCTTCTTCGTATTTTTTATCTTCTTCTCTAGAATCATACTTATATAATATGAAGAAAGGTAAGAATACGAAGAAGATTATTAATGTAATTGGGAATAAGAGTAGGAGAAGTATCTCCCACCCTTGCATTGATGTCCCAGCATAATCACCGTCTCTATCAAAAAAGAATCTCATAGCAACTTATGTTTTAGGTACTTGGTTAATAGGTAAATCGGAAATAGAGGTAATACTATCCATACCGATATAAATAATATCAGGGAATGAATCCTATGAGTGTACGGTAAATAATCTAAGCAAACTTTTACAAAGAATACCGTGAATGGCAAACATACCAAGTAAATTATAGCTAATACCGTAATCATTGTTCTCTTAAGTATTTGTTAATAATCTTGGTAAGTTTCTTATCAAATTCAATCATCATATCGAAAGCTTTCGAATCTTTCATACTTCTCATCCCTTTATCAAGTAATTCTATGTTTCTCTTAATTGAGAAATAGGCCTTATATGCAAGGAATACTCTTTCATTTTCTTCGGTAATCGGACGAACTTCTCCCTTTTGCCCATCCAATCTTGGATATGTATCATCAGGACCCAAGGTTCTTGCAACTTTTACTCGGTTACTGAGCATTGCGAATCCACCTTTTTTATCGATAGATTCCACTGTAACTTTCTCAATGATGGGTCTTCCAGATAATGTGAAGAGAACTTCATCACCTTCTTTGAGCTTTTTTACTTCTTTCTTTTCTTTTTTCATATCTATTTTTATTTAGAAATTTTCTTTATGCAAATATACGAAATTATTCTTTATTTATTGCATTATCTATTTTATTTTTAATAAATTCATAGGCATTGCCCCGGTAATCCTCTAGCATTTTGTATTCCTGTGGAGATAGAAATATTCCGTTTACTTTAAAAGTATCTCTTAGATGTTCTGGTATAGTGCCTTGGTGAGTGATGTTATTATAACGGATGATGAAAAGTTTCTCTTTATCTTCATCTATAACACCAAGAGTGTTGACTGGTTGGAGTTTAGTTTGGTAAATTCCCCCAAAAGCAGAAGGTACCATTAAAATACTTCCCGGTACTCTAGTTATCCAATGAGAATAATCAGGAGTAATTACGGCAATTTTCTTCTCTTTTTCAAGTTCTTTATCATAAGCTAATCGATTAAACCAAAAAGCACATCGAAAACAAACTTGTTTTCTTGCCATAAGTTGAGGAATTTCCCGAGTTTCATCAAATTCCTCTAAGTTAATGGGTTTGCCACATATCTGGCATTCATTTTTCTTGTCCATATTGCATTATTTTATAAGTTATATATGATAATAGAACCTCGAAACATCCTAAAAATGGGTTATAAGCAATACTTTCGTTACTAAAATTGAACCATTAAAACTGATAAGTTATGGATAAATTAACAAATGAGATGATTAGAGACCTTGCTACTCGCTTAGGTCTAGAACCTGCTCTATTGAAAGCTGTTCAATTGGTAGAAGCAGCAGGTAGAGATGGGTTTTTAGCTGATGGTAGGCCTCAAATCCTCTTTGAGGGTCACATTATGTACAAAGAAGTACATAAGAAATTCCCTGACAGAGATTTAGCTTACCTTTGTAAGAGATATTCTACGATTTTCTTCCCTAAATGGGATAAATCGAAGTATTTGGGAGGTGTACACGAGTATAAGAGACTCGAATTAGCCAAAGAAATTGACGAAGAATGTGCATTGAAGTCTGCAAGTTGGGGAATGTTCCAGATTTGTGGGTTCAATCACAACCTCTGTGAATGTAAAGATGTCTTCGAATTCGTTCATAAGATGTCGGAATCTCATGCAAATCAACTAGAACTCATGTATTATTTCATGAAAAACTCTGGTTGTTTGAGTAATCTCAAAGAAAAGGACTGGGCTGGCTTTGCCAGAAAATACAATGGTCCTGGGTATGCCCAGAATGCCTACGACCAAAAACTAAGAAATGCTTACGAAAACTTTAAAGGTAAATTATGAAAAGATGTCATTTTAACAGCTGGGTAGCAAAAGTATTTCTTTTCCCCAGTTACAAAGCAATTACTCTGGTGTATAACTCATTCTTCAAACACAAAGTAGAAGAGTGTAAACCTGATGATATCAATCATGAGTGTATTCATCAGATACAACAGATTGAGTGTAGTATAGTAGGTTTGGTACTCGGTATCATACTTTGGTTATCCTTTGATATATCCTTCTGGTGGGTAGTGGCACTGGTTTTTGGATTCTTCTATCTCTGGTATATCATAGAATACCTAATTATCATGTGCTTTGCCAAGTGGGATAAACAGAATGAAAGATATCATGATGTAAGTTTCGAAGAAGAAGCCCACAACAATGATAAGAATCTGAGTTACTTGGAAGACCGTAAGCCATTTGCTTGGATTAAGTACATTAAATTGAGAAGCTACAAGAAATGAAGAAACTAAGGGTATTGGGAGTGTGCGCTGGACAGGGTGCACTCCTGTTCCCTTTTAAGAAGAATTTGTTAGGGAACATAGAGATAAGGGGAGTATTCCACACTCCAGGCGAAGAACAATGGAAATTAAATTTTGGGGATATACCGTTCTATAAGGGCTTTTGTTTACAAGAATTCAATGAGAAAGTAGACATAATTATATCAAGCCCTGATTGCGGAGCAGCCTCAGTAATGAGGTTATCCAAAGTAAAGGAATTGGGTAATCCTAAAGATAACCGTAGTCTTAATCTAGTAATTGCATCAATACTCGAGTATAAACCCAAGATATTTCTTATAGAAAATCTACCAAGACTGCTAACATTGCTTCCCAAGGATTTCTTTGAGGAAACATTCAAAGACTATAAATTAGTTTTTCACGAAAGGTCAGTTTTAGATTACGGAAACTCCCAGGAGTCAAGGAAGCGATTACTCATCATTGGAGTACATAAAAAGACTGGTAAGAAATACTTGAATGCTTTTGATGAAGTATTTCAAGTAAAAACTCCAACAACTACTAGAAATTTACTAAAACCACTCACATTTTCTCAGGAAAATAATACTAACCAGATTCCGTTCATGAGTAAAACTCTGGCAATGTATGACTATCGAAAGCTTCCTGAGAAGAAGAATCTCACGGTAGCAAAGATACATAGACTCTGGGTTAGAGATTTCAAGGATGAAAAGAAATGGCCTATCAAAACTGAAAAGATGAGTACTCTCCCAGGAGTATATCGATTAGAGTATGATAAACCCCCATTAACTCTCAGACCTGCAGATAGGCAATTTAGACCCGACGGTTATCCTCTGGGAATAGAGGATTTCAAGGCAATTATGGGATTCCCTGATAAATTCAAAGTTTACCTTCACAAGAATGGTGATACCTTTGAGGGTGATTTTAAGGATTACCATTACTGGCTTAACAAGGCAAGGTACACAATTGCCAAAGGTTCGGTTTATGAGGTAGGGATTTGGTTCAAAAAATGCCTCAAAAAGGCAAATACCAAAGAACCTTGAGTTTCAGCTTTATATATAAAGTCTTATATATAAGTTTCTGGGGTGCCTTGAAATATATAGATATATAATATACTACGTATATATATCTATATATTTATCTGCGTATATATAGCTATTCATATATCATATCGTAAGTAGTATATTTGGATATTATCTCACTTCGTTCGATAAAGGTAATCGCTAAGCGATTACCGAATAGATAGTATCATTAAAGCGTGCGACTATTTCGATTTGAAAACTTAATACACCGAATTATGAGAATGATTAATGCAAAGTACCCAATTACCGAATTGAACATTAACAACATCATTAAGTTCTTTCGGATTATTTATCGGAATTTACCTTCGATACGTTTTGAGATTATTGAAACCAAAAGTACTTTCCAATTCAAGTTCCACATCATTAAGTCAAACTTAAGTCCAGTAGAACGTTATTGGTTGAAGAGTAAAATTAAGAAATTCATCAAATATGAAGACATTTAAGAATGCCTTGTTTATTGTACTTCTAGGATTTACTATTTACCTTTGCTTCAGGAATTACAAACTTTCTCGAGAGGTTGATTCCCTGGAACTAGCGGTCAATGAAATCCCAGATACAGTATACACAGAGAAACCCTTCAAACCAGAGAAGAAGTACTCAGAAAAAGTTGAACCAGGTAAAATCTTAGTTCATGATAATAAGCAGCCAACTCTCTTTCCTGATTCCATGCTAAGGCAGCCAGTTATCAGTAACCAAGATTCCCTGGTTCAAATTGTTTTGAAGAAAGATAAGTTGAACTTAAGTCTGTTCAATAAGGAGACTAACACTTATTCAACTAGACTATTCCCAATCGACTTAGATAAATACAACTACAACTGGTATGAAGGTCAATTAACTCGAAAGAAAGTTGCAAGGTTATCACTTAGTCCATACGTTTATGGCAAATACAGACCTTTCAATAATCTCTTCGATATGGGAGCTGGTCTTTCAATCAAGACTAAGAGATTTAATTACAAATTCGGAGTCAATACCTTTTACTACCCGAAGATAAAATCAGGGATGGGTACTGACATCGAATTTCAAATAACGTATAACTTTTAAGTAATGGCAAAGACTATCTCAGAAACTAGAACTACATTAACTCGGGAGGAGCTATCAAACCTATCCCGAGTTTCTAGTGATGTTTTCTTTTTTAGCCTTTTTTGCTATGTGATACATCCAGTAAGAGGAAAGGTAAGATTTGATTTATACCCATTTCAGAAATCAGTTCTCTACAATTTCATTGCCCAACGATTCAATATCATTCTCAAATTCCGTCAGGCAGGAATTACAGAACTTATTTCAATGTACTGTCTTTGGTTGGCGATGTACCATCCCAACAAAAAGATAAACATCATCTCTATCAAAGACACAACTGCTAAGAAGGTGCTTAAGAAGATTAAGTTCATGTACAAGAATCTTCCATGGTACCTTCAAACTCCCATAATCAATGGTAGAGCTGGAGAATACGGTTCTGCTTCCATGATAGAATTTGATAATGGGTCATTTATTGAATCAATTCCGACATCATCCGAAGCCGGCCGTTCGGAATCCCTTTCTCTTCTGGTAATTGACGAGGCAGCAGTAGTAAGATGGGCTGCTCAAATTTGGGCTGCTGCATTCCCTACTCTTTCCACTGGTGGAGCTGCCATCGTCAATTCTACTCCCTATGGAGTTGGTAATTTCTATCACTCAACTTGGGTAGATGCCATTGCAGGAGGTAATCCTTTTAACCCAATTCGATTATACTGGCAAATGCACCCAGAACGAGATATCAATTGGTATAACCAAATGTCTTCTGCTTTGGGAGCAAAACGAACTGCACAAGAAATTGATGGTGACTTCTTATCATCTGGTAATACAGTCTTCGACTTAGCTGATATTAAGGCTATCGAAGACTGCCTTAGTGATTACCCAGTTATTAAGAAGAGATTTAATGGTCAATACCGACAATTCTGTGAACCCGAATCAGATAAAGAATATTTCATTGGTGCAGACGTTTCAACTGGTAGAGCTTCTGACTACTCTTCATTTACTTGTATGGATAAGCTAGGAGAAGAACAAGTAGTATATAAGGGAAGAATGGCAGTGGGAGCTTATGCTAAGTTACTTGGTGATACTGGTAAGTTGTTTAACTGGGCAGTAATAGCTCCAGAATCCAATGACGTTGGTTTATCAGTAACTTCTAAGCTTCAAGATGAAGGCTACCCTAACCTTTACTACTACCAGAAGATGCTAAAGAAAAAAGGTAAAAGTAGACCTGAAATGGATAAATCCCCTGGTTGGTTAACCACCCAAAAGAATCGTTCAGTGATAATAGAAAACTTGGAAGAAGATATTCGATTAGATCACGTAATCATTAAGGACCCATTCTTTGTACAAGAAGCTTATACCTTCATTTATGATGGTTTAGGTAGACCTGTTGCAATGGGTAAACATAGGGCTAACAATTCAGCTGTAGATGTAGACCTTGAAGGAGACGTATATGCCGATGATGATATCTTTGGAAAAGCAATATGTAATCACATAAGGAAAGGAAAAACTAACGTAATCGTACAACCAAGATGAAAAAGTACTTCAATTTTAGTTGGGGTTGGGGACGTAAGAAGGACCCTCCCAAGAATGGTACATCCTTTAATAAAGAGGAGAAGCCTGCCACATCGATTTCGCCTGGTAGGGTTTCAGTTGACGATGATAGCGATAACTTAATTACATCATTACAAGGGTTGACTAAATTAGTTGAACCCTCTTTTCGTGTTGATGTGATACCTTTAATTCGGGATTTATATAAAGTAAATCCTGATATGGGCATCGCATTGCAAGATATGTTTAAGTTAGCTAACACCAGTCATACAGTAACTTTCCCTAATAATACCGATGAAGAGGCTTCAAAGATGAGAGAACATCTTAAGAAAGCCACCAAGGGATGGACCAGATATACTGCTGGTATAGATGGTTTAGTTAATAAAATGATTGTTCAACTTCTTGTAAGTGGGGCAATATCCGTAGAAGGAGTACCAAATGATAAGCTTGATGGTTTGGCTACTGTATTATTCCTTAAGCCAGAACACATCAAGTTTAAACGTGAATTAAATGGGGTGTATTCTCCTTACCAAAAGAATATGAATTTCTTTGTTAAGCAACAAGATTATATTAAGCTTAACCCAGAAACTTATTTCTATGTTGGTATGTTCAATGATACCGATGAACCTTATGGAGTTCCTCCATTTATGCCAGCATTAGATTCTCTCAAGGGTCAGAATGATATGAAGGTTAACTTCAAACATATCATGGAGATTTGTGGTATGGTTGGTTTCTTAGAAGCTAAGATGCAGAAATCTCCACAAAGGCCAAATGAGAGTATCAAATCTTATGAATCCAGATTATACCATGAACTCAATATCCTCAAACGTAATGTTAAAGAGGGTATGAAGGATGGGGTAGTTGCTGGTTACATAGATGACCATGAATTCAAACTAAATTCTACTACTAAGGAGCTCGGTAATATCGAGAAGCCTTGGAATATGAACCAACAATCTGTAGCAAATGGGTTGGGAGTTAATGGCTCTATCATTGGGGTATCATCTACTACTGGTGAAGGTGCAACTGGTATAATGCTGTCTAAGATGATTAGCCAGTTAAAAAATATCCAAATGCTTGTAGCTTATGTATTGGACCGACTTTATTCTCTAGAACTGCGTTTGGCAGGCTTTAATAATAAGGGAATGAAGATTGATTGGGGAACTTCTACAGTTTCTGATGAAGTTAAAATCCAACAAGGTCTTCAGTATAAGATACAGAACCTTGACTTATTGTATAAGGCAGGTATCATTAGCCAAGAGCAATATGCTTGGGCAATGGGTTATGATTCACCAGATGAAAAGGAACCAAGAGTTTCACTTGAGGACCAATTTGCTAAGGGTGGTAATATAGACCCACAAGAGGGTACCAAGAAGAAACAAAGGCAGGATGATAAAAACCAATCTGCTCGTAGGTCAAGAGATAAGACAAACCCGGCTCCTTCTCGAGGAGACCAAAATACTAAAGCAAGATGAGTAAATTCACAAAGAAAAACAAAGAGCATCTTGATTCTATGGTGATAGGTCAAGGCCATACCATTATGGCTGGGTATATCCCAGAAGCAGTGGGAGCCAAGGCTTTCTCAGAGAATTATTACAAATGGAAAAACCCTACACCGGATTCCATTGCTCAATTTGGATTTTGGGGAGGGGATATAGATTATAATACTTATTATCCCAACCTGGACAAATCGGAATTAACTCCTAAGGACGAAGAGTTTATCGAACCTATGTTCCGATTACTTTCGGAAACAATCGTATCGAAAAATTGGAATCCTACAGACTTCGGTCAAAATGGAGTACTAAAGGCTTCTATGAAGATGCTGATTGGTCAAACAGTAAACTGTGACCATGAAACAAACATCGGTAATGCTATTGGAGCTGTATCACAAGTAATGTGGCAGGAATCTTATAAAGACGGTAGCTTTACTATACCAGCAGGTATCAACGGTATTCTGAAGATTGATGGTAAGGCAAATCCAAGAATTGCTCGAGGAATTCTTATGGAGCCACCCTCAATTCATAGTAATTCGGTTACTGTACAATTTAAGTGGGATAAATCCCATCCCCAAATGGAAGATAACGAATTTTATCAGAAACTGGGTACTTATGACTCTAAGGGAGTTATGGTACGTAGAATTGTTACTGAAATTGTTCGTTACCTTGAGACCTCACTAGTTTCACATGGTGCTGATTCATTTGCCCAGAAAATTGGTTCGGATGGTAAAATCATTAACCCAACCTTTGCCAAAAGAACTTGGGCATCTTATGAAGAATACAGAGATGATAAATCGAAGCAATACTTCTTTACTGATTATAAATCAGATTTAACATCATATCAAGAAAAGAACGATACTCAGGGTTCTTTTAATGATAATGATGCCAATGATAATCATTCAAATAAAGATAACATGAACGAATTACAAAAATTTCTTGAAATCCTTTTTGGGGATAACATGCTTACCCTGGAAGAAGGTAAAGAGATGAATCAGGAAAATGTAATTGCCTGCATTCAGACTTTGGTATCATCCAGAAACGAATTGCAAACTTCGGTAGATAATCTTACTACAGAGAAAACTTCTCTTACGGAACAGATTACCAACTTGAATGCCGAAGTAGCTAACTTGAAGGAAATGGCAACCGTAGGAAAGAATCACATTGCTTCTCTACGTGAAAATGCCGTAGAAACCTACAAGAAGTTGATGGGTGATAAGGTAGATGAGACAATCGTTACGATGCTCAATGCCGAGACTACTGGTATTACTACTCTTATTTCCTTGACCAAGGATTACCAAGCTCGCTTGGAAGAGAAGTTCCCTCTCACTTGCTCAAAATGTGGTTCTAAGGACGTCAACCGTGCTTCCTCAATTGCTGAGGATGATACCGAGGGTAAAACTGGAACCCAGGGTACTGATACCCAACGGAATTCAGAATCTCCGAGTACTAAGAATGTAATCGATAACTTGTATCGAAACAAAATCAAATAACTAATATAAATAATCCGCGTTATGGAAAAAACTAAAATCGTAAACGACCCTCAGCAACTTACTCTCTTTGGGGAAAGAACCCCGAGAGCGGTGATTTACAAAAGTGAGTCACACAAATTGCACCAGGCTTTCAATGTTAAAGCTGGAGAGAAAATCGTACAGGGTATGCCAGTAGCTTTGAATGAAGAAGGTTTGATTTACCCTTGCACTGATGTAGCTACTCAAGTTTATTTGGGTGTAGCAGTAACGGATAACGTTAACCCTGCTTATCAACCTCAAAGAAATTTCCCGGTAGAGGTAACAGTAGCTATGGAAGGTTACATGATTTGTAACTGGGTATCAAACGGAAATATCGACGCCGGCTATGTAACTCCCGATGGAACATTGCTTAACGATAGATTCGTAAAAGCTAACCAAGCAACTTCATCCCAGTTCATTGCCCTTAATCCTGCAGAAGAGGCAAATGAGGTAATTCAAGTACTCATCAAATAAGAGAAAAGAAGTTATGGAAAATAAAATAGATATTACAAAGTTGAAGGCTCAGGATTTTATGAATGAGCTGCCGGAAATGGTAAGAAGCTTGGAAGCTGTTCGTTCCGGTTCACAGGACAAGAAGCCTGTAGAGGTAACTTTTGGAGAATTGGTTACCGGTAAATGGGGTATTTCAGAAGATGAACTTTTTGAAAAGATGGGCATCAATCCAAAAGTGGACACGATGCAGAACATCTTTACAATGCCTCAACAGAATGTTCGTTGGATTGTTCCGGAAATCATCCGTGCTGCTATCACATTGGGTATGCGCCAGGCTCCGTTCTATCCGAACATCATTGCATCTGATCAACCCATCAATGGTTTACAAGCAATCATGCCAATGGTTAACATGTCGGATGCTGCCCCTGCAAAGGTTAATGAGGCAGAAACTATCCCATTGGGTGATGTTAGCTTCGGACAGAAATCAGTTAGCCTCTTCAAAATCGGAAAAGGTTTCAAACTTACTGATGAAGTTCGTAACTATGTTTCGCTCGATGTCTTGGGAATCTACCTTCGTGATTTTGGCGTTCAGTTGGGTTATGCTCTGGATACTCTGGCTATGGACGTTGCTATCAATGGTAACAACCCTGATGGCTCTGAGTCTGCCCCGGTAATCGGTGTATACGAAACAACTAATGGTATCACTTACAAAGACCTTCTGCATATTTGGGTACGTGCTGCTCGTATGGGACGTAACTTCCAAACTATGATTGGTGGTGAAGACCAGGCAATCGAAATGCTGAACTTGCCGGAATTCAAGGATCGTCACTCTGGTACTACAGAAGCTACCCTGAATGTTAAGTCTCCTGTTCCCAAGAATGCTGACTTCTACATTCACCCGGGTACACCCGACCAACAGTTGCTGTTGATTGATACATCTGCTGCCTTGATTAAGCTTACTGCTCGTCAGTTGATGCTTGAATCTGAAAGAATCGTTTCTAACCAGACTCAGGCAATCTATGCAAGCTTGACTACTGGCTTCTCTAAGATGTACCAGGATGCAACTCTGTTGCTGGCTGCTGACAAGAAGTTCTCAGAATTCGGTTTCCCCGAGTTCATGAACGTAGACCCATATTTGATGGTTAACCTAGAATAATAAGGGACGTCCGGTTTCATCTATATAAATTCCCTGAGAGGGTAGGTAACTAAAAAGACCTATCCTCTCTTTAATCATTTTTAAATCTTAGGAAATATGGCTAAAGATAAATATACAGTAACTGTGGGACCAAGAGCTTACAGTTTTCATGACCAATCAACTGGTATTACCGTTTGTAGAGGAGAAGACAAGGAACTCTCTCGTCGTCAATTCCGTGCACCAAAGATTCAGAAGGCAATTGCCTCTGGCCATCTGATTATCATTGCTGATAAATCAGAAATCGAAAAGTATTCAGAGGCCGACATCGAAAAGTTGGATAAGAGACTGAATGCTCAGTTCAAGAAAGGCATGACTCTTGAAAAACTTGCAAAGGGCTATTCCCTGGAAGAACTGAAACTGGTAGCAGGTCTTCATGAAATCGTTGCCGAGAAAGATGATACAGTAGAAACAATTCTTCAGGCTTTGCTGGAAGAATTCGAATCCTCTTCTAAAGGGTAATCTATGAAAATTACATAAGACAGACTAATATGAATAACAATCTGGACTTTTTGTACGTTACGTCAGGTCTGGAAGTTTCATTCAGAGTCATATCCAAAGTCCCGGCCAAATCTATTTTTGACTGGGACTTTGGCGATGATAAGGGAGAGGTTTTCAATGGTGGAAGACATGTTTCCTATTCTTATGAAACTCCCGGTTTCTATACCGTAACATTACATGTAACTAACTCTAGCGGTTTAGATATCACCGTAGATAAGACTCTGGTAGTTTGTGATTATGGGCATACGGCATTAGCCGATACAATATATAACTTAATCGACCATTATATCCCTTCAGAAATATCCGATGGGATGACCAGGGAAGAGAAATCTATTTACATCACTAAGTGGCAATATTACATTGGACCTCTAGTAAACCATACAATTGCACCCGATAAGTATACGGATGAATTATGGTATGAAGCACTAGAAAACCAATTAATAATGGAATTGGCTGCCTGGGATTTTCTCAATGTGAAGATACTTAATCTATTAACGAGTACTTCCGAATACTTAAGTCAATTAACCTCTACCAAAGAACAAACTGGTGATGGTACTTCTAAACCTGAACTTGCCCGAGGTGATAGGATTAAACAAATCACTACTGGGCCTACTGAAGTGCAATATTATGATACCTTGGCAGATGCTACAAGTTCCCTATGGAAAACACTTTCTCAAGCAATGCAACCGGGTGGATTAATAGATGAATTAAGAAAGAACCTTTGTATGTTAGCTTCACGATTGGAAATCTACTTACCGTTCTGTGATGAAGTATTCAGAACCGTAGTTCCCAAAGTAGTTAACAGAAGGCAACCTGGAGTATTAGATGGACCCAACCCAAGTGCTCCAGTAAAAGGTGGTAAGAAATCAATCTTAACTAAGTTATGACAAAAGAACCCTGGAGAATGGTAAAGAACCGCTCTTGGGATAGATACAAGAAAATTATCACTGACTTCTTAGATTGGGATGCTGGTAGACAAACCATAACTTGGGCCAAACATGTTAATCAGCTTCTCAGTCATGCCGAAGACAGTATACCTAAATATTATAACATCCAAATCGAAGCATTGTGTTACTACAATGCTTTCAGAAACTGGCCTATCAACAAGGCAACCGTCTCAGGAGAATTGGATGACGAAAACTTATCAATACTAATTTCTAAATCTTATATAGAACAAATCGGTTATCTTACACCGGAGGGTTATTGGGATTTTAATTGGGAACAAGATAGGTTTGTAATTAATGGTATAACGTATAAGCCTTCTGGAGATACTCAGACTGCTCAGGCAAAGGATGAGGCTTTAGTTTTCATGATTATCCTAAAGAGAGACCGAGATACCAAAGTTGAATTTGTAGAATAAAAATAAAGTATATGGCAAAGATGTTAGTACTGAGGTGGACACCAATTACTACAAACAGTGGAATTTGGTTTGATAGTAATCTGGTTATCCTTAATGGTACATCTGGAGTTCATATTGAAATGAAAGGTAATGGCAATGATGTAACGGCATTTCAATCAATGACCGGAAACAAATTTGTCACCTGCTTTCAAGATTACTTCGGTGATATCTGGGATAAAATAATACCTCATCCTGGTATAGGCCAGGTAATGAAATTCCGTGTAAATAAGCTTCCCGATTATGCTTGTATTCGGGGAGATATAGAAGACGGTGGAGATGTAGACCCAGAAAATCCGGATGTACCAATGAATGCCTTCTGTGGTTCAGAGGGAGAACCATTCAGGGATATCGATTCGGAATTCTTACTGGGTCGTCAACGTGCAGTAATTAATCCTTAAATTTTATAAAATATGTATGTAAGTAAGTATTATACCTGCGAAGAAATAGACCAGCGGTTATTACAGGGTTACTATGATGACTTTGTTAAAGCTGGCTTTGGAGGAACCATAAATGAGTTCTGGGCCTTCGTACTTTCTATCAAGAATAAGGTAGATAAGAAAGAAGGATACGACTTATCGAAAAATGATTTTACCGATGAGTTGAAGGCTAAACTTGATGGCATCGAAGAACATGCAAATTATATCACTAAAGTTTCTCAGCTTGAGAATGATTTGAAATATCAAACTGAGGAAGAAGTTAAACAGATGATTAGTGATTTGGTTGATGGTGCTGATGATGCCCTTGATACTCTTAAAGAGTTGGCAGAAGCATTGGGCAATGACCCCAACTTTGCAACTACTATCACTAATAAATTAACCGACCTTCGTACTGCTTTAACCGAAGAGGTTAATCGTGCTAAGGAAGCCGAAGCTGCTCTGGGTGCTGCAGTAGCTGCAGTTCAGGATAACCTAGAATATGGGTTAGACCAAATCAATAAGAAGATTGATACCGTTAAGGCAGACTTAAAAGCCGAAATTGACAGAGTTGAGAAGAAGGTAGATAAGAATGCTGAAGATATCAAAGACCTTGAAGATAAGGTAAATCAAGGTAATGATGAACTTGAGAAAGAACTTAAGGACCTTATCCAAAAGGAAAAAGATGAACGTATTGCTGCCGATAATGAGATTAAGGAAAGTGTAAATGAACTTAAGACTCTACATATCAATGATAAGGCTGCACTCGAGGCAAAGATTGCTGAAGAAACTGCAAATCGTACCAATGCAGATACCGTACTGGATTCTAAGATTAATGAAGAAATCACTAATCGCCAGGCTGATACTTTAGCTCTTCAAGGTAAGATTGACCAAGAGAAGGTAGACCGTCATTCTGAGGACCAAGCTCTTCATAATGAAATCTCTAAAGAGGTAACAGACCGTACTAATGCAGACAATGCTCTTCAAGGTAAAATTGACCAAGAAGCTCAAGCACGTACTGCTGCAGACCAGGTATTACAGAACAATATAGATTCAGAGGCTACCACTCGTGCTGCTCAGGATTTAATTCTTGAACACAAAATTGACGATGTAAAAGAGCAGGGTGTAGAAGACAAAGAACAATTGCTCAATGCTATTGCTGTAGAGGCTGCTGCTAGAGAAAAAGGAGATAAAGACCTTGATACTAAGAAGGTAGATAAACGTGAAGGTTATTCTTTGACCAAGAATGACTTTACTGATATCCTCAAATCTAAGCTTGATGGGATTGAAGAGAAGGCAAACTATATTACCCATCTCTCCCAGCTTATCAATGATGCCGGTTTCCAAACTGAAGAAGAAGTAAATGCTGCTATCCAAAAGATTATTGGTTCAGCACCTGAGGTACTTGATACTCTTAAGGAAATTGCCGATGCCCTTGGAAATGACCCCAACTTTGCAACTACTATCACTAGGAAGTTGGCTGCAATCACAGAACAGGTTAACCAAGAAATCGAAGACCGTATTGCAGGAGATGAGGCAAACAGTGCTGAGGTAGCTGCTGAAGTTCAAGCCCGTAAGGATGCTGACACTGCTCTCGAAACTAAACTGAAAGAATATGTAGACAATAAGTCTGCTACTGGTGATGCTGCTATTGGAGTTGTAAGAGATAACCTTAACAAGGAAATCCAAGACCGTAAAGATGCCGATGCCACAATTCAGGCTAACTTGGATAAAGAGATTGCCGAAAGAAAGACTGCCGATGAAGCATATACTCAAAGTTTGGCTAATGTTAACCAGCGTATCTCAGACTTGGCTTTGAGTATGCAAGAGTCTATCAATACCTTGCGTAATGAGCTTACCGAGCAGGTAAATGCCAATACTACGGCAATCGCTACTAACCAACATAATATCGAAAGAAATTCAGAGGCAATCACAAATTTAACTAAGACTGTAGGGGATAACTACAAGGAAGTTAAGGATATGATTAACGAGGAAATCGTTGACCGTACCAATGCAGATAGTGCCTTGAGTTCTCGTATCGATACCCTTAATATCGACCTTAACACTGAAAGAGTAGAAAGGACTGCTGCTGACCAGGTTCTCCAAGTAAACCTTGATAAAGAAGTAGCAGACCGTACTGCAGCTGATAAAGCCTTGAGTACTGAGTTCACTGCTAAGTTGGATAATACTAAGCAGGCTTTGGAATCCGAGGTGGCTAATCTTAACACTAAGCTTGAACAAGAAAAGGAAAATCGTATTGCCGGTGATAATGCTTTGGGAGTTCGTATTGATTCTCTAGAGGCAGGTAATACCGATGCTATGAATGAATTAAAAGCAAAGGTAAATGCTAATACTACTGCTATTAATGCAGAGAAAGACCGAGCAATTGCCAAAGAGACTTCTCTTGAGGCAAAGATTGATACCAACCTTCAGAATCATAAAGATGATATGGCTGGTATCAACAAAGATATCCTTACCGAAAAGAATGACCGATTAGCTGGTGATACTGAATTACAGAATAACATCGATAAGGAAGCTACAGAAAGAGCTAACCAAGATACCCTTATCAATAATGCTTTGGCTCAAGAGAAGGCAGACAGAATTGCTGCTGACCAAGCCTTAGATTCTAAGAAGGTAGATAAGGTAGACGGTAAGGTACTTTCTTCAAATGACTTTACTGATTTACTCTTTGCTAAGTTGGATGGCATTGAGGAACATGCTAACTATATCACAAAGGTATCTGAATTGTTGAATGATTCGGATTTCCAAAATTCTGAACAAGTAGAGGCAGCAATTCAAAAAATTATTGGCTCTGCTCCAGAAGTACTTGACACTTTGGCAGAGATTGCTAAGGCTCTTGGAGATGACCCCAACTTTGCAACTACAATGACTGCTAAGCTTACCGAGTTGGAGAATAAGCTTACTGCCGAAAAGAATCTGCGTGAACAAGGAGATAATACCCTACAACAGTCTTTCACTAATTTGAGTACTACTCTTACCACAACGGTAAATGATTTGAGGACTTTCGTTAGTGAAACTCGTACAGAGTTATTAACTTCTCTGAAT